AAGAGAGTAACTATATCTTTTTGAGCCATTCCAGCTTGCTGTAATGCATCATAATAATCAGTAGATGCTGCTTTACCTGAGATTAAATTTTGGTATGTGGCTTCGTCAATTTTACCAGATGTTTTAAGATTTTCAATAGTTTCTTTACCTAAAACATTAAATCTTCCTTTTAATTTATTTAAACTTTCTTGGGTAGTTAAAGTGTCAGCTAATTCTTCTCTAGTCATTCCAACAGATTTAGCTAAAGCTTCTTGTTGTATAACATTCATTCTAGTAAAGTCCGCTGATGAACCAATTTGAGCATTTATTTCTTTAGCGAATGTCTCTAAATCACCATTAAGGGCCGCTAATCTAGCTGTTTCTAGATTAATTTGTTTACCAGTTATTAATTCTGCTTCAAGTTCATTTTGAATTGATGATTCAAAATCTAGTAATTTTTCAGATAATGAAGAGACTTTATTTAAATCTAAACCTAATTTAGTTGCTTCAATTGAAGCTTTAGTTAATCCTTCTACTCCTCCTCTAATTGATAATTTAATAGCATTACTAGCTGTTAACACACTTTGAAGAACTTTACGTTCATCTAATAATACACCATTTTGAGCTTTATAAAGTCTAGTTGTACCTAAAATACTAAACTTAATATCATCTACTTCTCTACCAGTCACTAAAGTGGTTGATAATAATCCCTTAGATTCTTCATTTGAAAGTTTTAAAAATTTAGATGTATTGGCAAATTGAGTAACCAATTTTTCTCCTTGAATTCCTAAGTCTGATGATAAATCAACAGCTACTCCTAATAGTTCATTGATTTTAATATTTGCTTCTACTAAATCCTTTTGAGTGATAAGATTACCTTCTTGAATAGTAGCTAATTTCCCAGCATTATCTGATATTTCATAAAATCGATCTCTAACTCCTCGAGCATTGTCTTTAGTTATATTGAGACTTTTAGCAATGTTTGTTACTTGTTCATCTGCTCCAAACATTAGATCAATCATAAATTTCACAGCAGATATGATAGCGTCTATTATAGCCAATATAGGTATAGCTCTCAGAGCAGAACCTAAACCTACTATACCTGTTTTCATAACAGATAAAGCAGTTGAGCCATCTCTAGCCACCTCCTGTTGCACTTTAGACAAAACTCCTTGACTCTCTATTAAATTTCCAAGAACTGGGATTTTGGACAGACCTGCTATTACACTACCTGTTACTCCTAATTTTTTATTAATAATATCTGACTCTTTCTGCTGATCTTCTAAAGATTTAATTAATTCTTTATTATATTCTATAGCATTTTCATATTGTTTGTTTATTTCTATTTCATCAGCTAAATTATTTCTTATAGCGATATTTTTTTCAATTTCTAATGCTTTTAATTTACTATTAAGACCTAATATTTGTTTATCAATTTGCGCTCTAGTTAAATTTCCTTTAGCTAGTTTTTCTTCATTTTCAGTGAGTAATTTAGATGAAGATCTAGCTATTTGATTTAAAGATCTAGTTATATCTTTTTGTAAAGTTTTAGCGAAATTATCTGAGCTATCAAGTGCTTCTTCAAATATATCTTTGATATTTTCACTTATTCTTCTAAAAGCATCTCCTACTATCTCAGAGGTCTCTTTAGTTCTTTTTTTTATTTCATCATTATTATCTGCCATTCTAAGTAGTATTTATCCATTATAAATATTTAAATTTATAATTTTATTTATACTTTGTTTTAGGAGATGTTTTAGGACCTGGGGTAATAGGTTTAGGAACACTTGACCAATTTTCACGATTTATTGTTCCATCTGGGTTTACTAATGTTTGTTTATTGGATCCTTTAGAAGCATTCTCATGGACTTCATTTTCTTTATCATAATGTTCTTTTATTTTATTAAAAGTGAATTGGCGCAACCATCTAGGCATAGCATAGACAGTTGGCCAATCAAAACCACCTTTACCATGAAAGCAAATCTCGTGGATTTGGGTAAATAGGTTAGCGCGGGCGATCGCCGCGGTCTCAGAAGTCAGGCCAAAAAAACTTAACCCCAATTGGAATATCGACTCTATCGGTAGTTCTGTCGGGAAAAAAAGTTAGATCTACATCTGGTTGAGTTTCTTTAATATGTTTTCTTAATTCTCTGGAGTCTCGAGCGAGTAGATGTTTATCAACAAATTCTCGAATTGTTTTTACTTCTCGGTCTCCATTAACCGATGTGATAATATATTTTAAACGAGTTGAAAGTTCAGGAGAAATATTTTTATTAATTTTTTTCAAACCATCTATTTCAGTTTGAATCTTTTGCTCATCACCATGAGTTAGAATTTTATAAGTGATGTTTACACCAGTAGACGGCAAAGTATAACTAAATTCATTTACTCCTTTATTTGAATAATCAAATGGTTTATTGTCAAGTTGAGATAAATCAACTGTATATTCTTGGCCGCCATATTCAAATGTATAATCTTTACCATATCCTAAAACACGAGCAGCAACCATGATAGCATTTTTATCACCAATTGTTAAATCATTATAGTTGATTTTGGACACAATAAGTGCTTGCAATAACTTATCTAAAACTGTACCATTTTTAATAAATGTCTGATTAGTAAGAATATCTTCTTCCTTAGCAGTCATATATTTCATTTCAATTTTACCGCTTGAAAGAGGATTGTCTTGTGGGTATAAAAGTCCTTTAGAGGGAAGTTCAATAACTTCAGTTGGGAAATCAAATGCTTGTTCCATAATCTTTATTTAGTGTAACTTGTTGTCTTATATAAATATAAAAGAAAAAAGGAATTCACCAAGTTTAAGTGAATTCCCTTTAAATTTATTTTTGTTAAATTAGAAGTTAAGGATACAGTAATCCATTCCTAAGTTAACTGTTAATTCCTGAGCTGCGTTTTCATCATCCCAGCTGTAATCACCAAATTTAGCTGATTTGATAAACGCGCCCTTAATGATCCATTCAGAAACGATATCACCTACAGGTCCTAAAATATCAATAGTTACATCTTTCTTATAGAAGTCTGAGTAACCATCACGGCCAGTAACAGATTCATGATGTAAACGTACCCATTCCATTACTGCTTGAGCACCAGATGGAGTGATAGGATCAAATAGTGTCATTTCGATATCATCCCACTGAGCTTTACCTTTGATTTTACGGTAAACATTGATGTGGTTCAATTTGATTTCATCCATTGTTACACCTACAGCTCCAATCTTCTTAATAGTATAAGATGGAATACCATCTACATACATAATAAAGCGATTTTTTACCTTAGGCTCAAATGCTGTGAAAAATATTTCGTTCGGACTTAAAATTGCCATGTTATTTTATTTTTATTTGTTTGTTATAAATATCTAAAATATAAGAATCTTCCCTCCTTTTGGGAGGGAAGAATCATGTTTATGCTGGGAATGATGCTCCTGTTGGAGTGATATTGAAGTCTAAGTAAATGAATTCAGCTGTCTTAGTTGGTTGTAAGTAAATTTGACCAATTAATTCATTTCTATCAATCACATCAGGTGTGTTATTTGTATCATCCATGATTACTCTAAATGCATACAATCCTTGGCGCTGCTGAACACTTGTTAAGTATGGGTTAACTTGTGCTAAGAAGTTATTTCTTGTAGCGATTGTATTTTGTTCAAATACTAAGTTATTTGCTACTTGAGAGATGTATGACTTAAGGGCAATTAATAAACGGCGAACATTCACACGATCAAGAGCAGATGCTTTTGTTTGTAATGTTTTCTGACCGTATACTACAACGCCTTGACCAGGGAATGTAGCGATTGGATTTACTTTTCCTGTATATAAGGTATCACGATTTGATTGAGAGAGTTTTTGTTCTGCTCTTACTACCTGTGATAATCCACCACGATTAATACCTGCTGGCGCGAACCAAGGTTCAGATACTGAATCGTTATAAGCGTAAACACCTCCAATTACTGTTGAGGCAGGAACCCAAACCAATTCACCAGAAGCAGGATCAACTAATTGTACCCAAGGCCAATATTCAGCAGCATATGAAGTGTTACGAGTACCAGCAGCTGAGACAGCACTTGATACTGTTGAACCATATTTTACAGGATCAATTACATAAATACAATCACCACGGTTTTGGGTGTTTGTAATAATATTAGAAATTACACCTGAGAAGGTTCCAGCATCATATAGACCAGGAGTTAATAACACATTGTACTTGTAGTCATCAGTGTTAGCTAATAAATTAACCATGTTAGTATAATTAGCTGCTACTAATCCTTGTGAATTTGTAGCTTCATCAATTTGGTCATAGAATTTAGCTCCGCCTTTAATTGTACCAATAGCACCACCAAATGAACCACTTTGATTTACAGGAATTGAGCCTGTATATTGGTTCTTAGCTACACCATTGTTATCAAAAAAGTTGTAAGTTGTATAATTAACCGCGCTTACATAAACATAATTTGATCTGTTAGCAAATGAACCTGTTGTTTCAATTTGAATAGTACTTGAATTATAGTTTTGGACTTGATCACCAATCACACGAGCAATATAGTTTGGTGTATTAGGATCAAGATTTAATCCAGTCCAAGTTTCCAATACAACAGGTTGAAGTGATGTATCATCACCTCTACGAATCAATAAATCAAATGTACCAGAAGCACTATTTGCATTTACAATTTGCCATCTTACATTATCTGAAGATCCACTTGGTAAAGCATTGTTTGTAGTTTCAGTGGAAGTACTATTCATAATAGTACCTTGAGAAATAGTAGACAATACAAATGGTGATAAACCAGTTGTAGGACCACCTGATCCTGTAGGAATTAATGAACTTGTAGCGGATGTATATGATCCAGTTACTACTCGAGCTACTAATAATGAAGTTCCTCCATTAACAAAATAGTTGTAAGCTGCAATTGAAGTAAAGTACGTATAAGTTTTTGAATCAGTTGTACTTCCACTTGAAAAAGTAGTACCAAATTTGTTAACAAATTCACTGTAAGTAGTGACAATTGTAGGATCTTCAACAGGACCCTTTACTGTAGGTCCAATAATTGCTGCTCCTACCGTAACTGGTCTTTGAGTTACAAAAGACGTGTCGTTTTCTCTTGCTAAAACGCCAGGTGATATTAAGGTTTCTGCCATTGGTTATGATATTTAATTTTGTTATAAATATGGTGAAACCTATTAAAATCATTGATAACTTACAAATTCTCCTTTTTCAAGGTTGATTGTTCCGTCACCATATTTTTTTTGAAGAGTTTCGCCAGTTTTGATTTCTTCTTGACGTAATTTTTTTAGTTCTTCTTTTATAGTTTCTTTTTGCAATTCTAGTTCTTGAATTCGTGTTTCAATAATTCCAAATTGCTCTACAACCTGAAGTCTTCTTTCTTGAATTGATTTTAGTAACTGAATTTCTTCTTGGGTTAAAACTTTTGTTTCCATTTTTAAACGTTGTTATTAGGTATATCATTTATGTTATTTACAACTTGTTCAGATACAGTTACTTTTACTATATCTGGGATTTGTTTTAATGCAGTAACATCTTTCTGGATTGTATCAGGAATAATGTATCCATTTAATTTAATATTAAAAGTACTACTTACAACTCGTTCAGCATTATCTGAAATTTCAGTTTGTATTGCAAATGAATCAATCATTGCTCTAAACTGAAAACTAGATGGATTACCCCAATATGAATCAGAAGCATATTCAATTGCTTCAACAATTCTATTTAATTGATCCATGTAATAAGTATTAACTGCACAGCTGTATGTTAAGGTAAGATAGTCAGGTACTACAACCGCATAATTTACTTTTTGAGGTTTTACATTATTTAAAACTGCAAAATTGTCGTATGCATTTTTAGGAGAATATTTTTTCTGAAAAACTGCTACGTTATGAGGATTGTTTGCGTCTAATTTATTTGCTATTGATCTTACTTTATCGATACTATCTCTTTTAAACATGATCAAAGGCATCATTATTCTACCTTGAGCATCTCTAAAATATCCATATTTTTGAAATGAAGCCCATTTTTCAGGTGAACCATATATAACAGGAACTTCAATTCGAGTACCATTCTGTATTACAAAAGGTTTAATAACATTTGTAAA